TTTCGGGGTGAGTTTCGGGGCGAAATTAGGGGGATATTGTTTGGGTCATAATCTAAACCTTTTAGCAAAATAAAGTAGCGGTTAGCTCTTTTAGAGTAACTTGAACCCTTATCCCACGACAATTCACCTAAAGCTTTTAGACGTTTCAGCGATCTATCAACAGTATCAACATTGCATCTTAGAAGATTTGCTAACGTTTCTTTAGTCGCATACATTCCCGCAGGTTGCCGAAATTTTACTAACGCTAAAAGTAAAAGTAAATCATTACCTTGAGCTTTACTGTATTTCCAAATAACTTCATAATCTTCAAATTTAAATCTTTTATTCAATTTGTTCTTTTTCTGTTTAGTTTTTGAGCTTCAACTAAAGTCCAGAAAAGGTCTTCATCAGGAATAGTTTTAGATTCAGGTTGAACAATATGTTTATTATTTACGCAGTCTTTATAGCCGCAAATTCTGTTTCCAGGTCTAAATAGATCTCCTACCGCATTGATAGGATTCCAGTTTTCATCTAGTTCGCCTTGATGGGGTTGGCAGTGGATTCTTCCTAATGCAGGATGATTCCACATTATTTGTCTTATTGGCACTGCGCGGCAATCTGAACATTCTTTCCAGTCATCTCTGCCACGTTGTTTTCTTCTAGTCCAAACTTCATAAGTAATTATTTGCCCGCATTGTTCACAAAAAATGTAGCTCGTTTCAAAGGCAGGAGTTTTAGGTTCAGCCATCAGATAAAACTCTAAGTTGTTCTTGAACATCTTCAGGGTCAGCATCTTCAACTGCACCACATTCTTCACAAACATTTTTTGTAGGCAGATTAGGCATATTCATTTGTAAAACCCAAGTATGAAATTCGCATCCCATTATTTATGCACCTACTTCTACAAAACGATTATGCAAACTATTTTCAAAATCATAATCGCTGTTATCAACAAAAATAAAACTTGCTAAAGAAACTAGCTCCATTCCATCTTCAACTGCGAAAGCACCATTTGAAGATCTCATATCAGTCATTCCATCAAAAGTTTCGCCAGCATACTTATCAACTAAATCGCGGACTCGCTTTGCAGGAATAAGATTTGAATTGTAACTAACACGAACACATCTATCCGACCTAACTGAAAATTTGATTTCAGGAAAGTTTGTTTTTAGATCTTTGCGGATGAGCTTTGCTATTTCGGCTGCTGATACATACTTTTTCATTTTTTGTCCTTTTGTCCTATTAGGCGTTATTACCTAATAACTTGAACATACAAGATTTTTAAGGTTTTAGGCAGTGTTTCACAAAAGTTTCTAATAAATTATTAATAACAGAAATACCCTAGTTTTCTAGGGTTTTAGACAAGAAATAAAGCTTGTTATTCTGTTCAATGAGCCTAGACAGGGTTTTAGCCCGCAAAATAGGGTCAGAATTTAGCAAAATTGCTAGTTCTGCTAATTCATCAATGTTAGCTTCTAAAAGGCTAATCGCCTGCTTTACCTGTATTGATTCCATCAGCCTTACCTTTAATTGCTTCCAGAATAGCAGTTGCGGCTTTACCTTGCTTTGCTTCTAAATAAAGGCTTCTTAAGCCTTCAAGATCGTGAATGTTCTCTAAAGCAGCCAACCAATTTTTTGATGGGGAAATACCTTTAGCAACTTTAGTCATTTCTTCCCTAGTTGCTCTTTTATCGCCTGAATAGTTTGCGTTAGCAAGTGCACGCCCAATTGCACTAGTTTCGCATACTTCTAAAGCGGATGTCTTTTGCGCCATACCTGCACCATCAATTTCAAAAGCTAAACCTGTTGCTTTAGGAAGATTATTTTTTTGGTCTTCCGCATTTAAATAAATATACGCCTGAACAACCCAAGTGCTTATAGCTCTATCAGTAGCAGTAGTAATGTTGCGCGTAATAATTCTGCCATCCGCGTTGTCTTTATAGAATCTCACAATTCTTTCGGCAACTGTTTCGTATTCAGCTAAGTTAAATTGAGCCATTATTTTTTCTTCCTATCTAATTTGATGATTGTGTAGGCAGTAATCCAAAACAAAGGCACAAGAATCAAACCAGTAACGATTAGTAATCCTGTGTAGTAAGGCAATTCAATGGTCATTAGTTTTTTCCTTTTTTAATTGTTAGATAAGGCAAACCGCCAGATCTTTGTGAAAGTGTTGCAACAACAATGCCTTCAACAGTGCCATTTTTAGCACCATTTAGGGCTTCAATAGTTCTTGACTTCATTTCACGCAAATGCGTTTCAACTTTATCAAAATCTATTTGAGCATTTACCAACTCTATTCCTAAAGTGCCTAAGTCTTCATCACGTGCTTCCAAGTCTGGTGCTAAAGCTCTAGTGGTTTCATAAGTTGATTCAGATCCATCCCAGTCAGGTTGTTTATCCGCAAAAATTCGAACCCTAAAATCTAGGACACGCGCGAGAATAACATCAAACTCAAAGTCATCCCATAAAACTTCATATTCTTTGTATCTTCCCGCATTAACTACCGCAAAGACCGAACGCTTAATATTGAAAACCCACATATACCAAAAAACTTGCGCCCGATAATGTTCAGGGACAAAATCCCAATAAGTTGCAGTATGTTTTATTTCAAGAATGTAGGCGTTACCTATTTCATCAAAACAAATGCCATCAGGGTTAGCGTGCGCCCAAGAATAGTCTTTATGCGCATAAGTGCCAACTTCAATAACCTTATGATCAGGATGTGTTTCAGCGTAAAGTTGCCTAATCGCAGGTTCAACAAGTTGCCCTAAACGCATAGCAGTATTACCAATAATTTGGTCTGGTAGTTTCTTAGTTTTTTGCGCCCATAAAGTTACTGCAGATGTGAAAGGTGATAAACCTAAAATAGCTCCAATTTCACTACCTGAGATAACACCTAGTTCATCTCTAAGGGCGTGCCATTCTTTGCTACCTGATTCAAAGTTTCCTAAGAATTGTGCGTTTTCGGTAATAATGGTTTCAGTCATAGGTAGAGTTTAGTTATGACCACCGACAAATTTACATTAGATCGCATAACTTTAGATCTTCACGAAGCCATCATTGATTTAGGGGGCGTTGAATGCGAACAAGTCCCTGAAATCTTTTTTCCTGAAGACTATTCGGCATCAGGTCAAACCAGTATTAGGGTTATGGCAGTTGAAACTGCTAGGGAAATTTGTATGCGCTGCCCTGTTATAGCCAAATGCCTAAAAGTTGGTATGTACGAGGATTTTGGTATTTGGGGCGGCACTACACCTGAACAACGTAGAAAACTAAAAAAGGTTTCTGAGCTTTAGTCATCATCTTTGCGTAAAGGGTAAGTAATAAACCATATTCCTACACTTACAAGAATGCAATAACCGATAACAGTTTTTGCTGTCCCTTCTAGGACAATCCAAGCAATAAACATACCTAGTAAAGTCCAGATTTGATTAACTACATCTTTTAAAAAATTCATTCTTTATTCCTTTTTGTTGTTGAACCCGATCCATTAGCCGAAGCAACTGCTTGACTTGTAGAAAATTGCGATATTTGAGTTAGCACTACTGCCGCAACTAATTCTTGTTTTGCTTTTGCCCGAACTTCTGGGGACATATCTGCCCCAACATTTCCGACAAAGTTTAAAGCGTTAGTTAGTGCGACTATGGAAGCACCTAAAACAGGAATATTGGCTATTTCTTCAGGTATTTTCACATCATCGGCTTGAGCTTCTTCCAGCAAAGTATCAAGCAAAATCTGGTGCGCTTCTTCAGGTGTAGGCACAACAGGTTCAACAATAGGCAAATCAGGCTCTAAAGGCTCAATAACAGGCTCAACAACAGGTTCAGGGGTAGATATAGGTTCAGGCGGTAAAACAGGCTCAACAGGCGTTACAGGGTCAATTACAGGGGGTTCAGGAATAATAGGCTCAGGCACAACAGGGTCAGGCACAACAGGGTCAGGTATAACAGGGTCAGGTATAACAGGGTCAGGTATAACAGGGTCAGGTATAACAGGATCAGGAATAACAACAGGGGTAGTCGGCTCAGGGATAGGAATAACAACAGGGGTAGTCGGCTCAGGAGTAGGCACAATAATAATCGGGTCAATAGGATCTTGACTAAAAGCAGATGCAGGAACAACGCTCAAGCCTTCTTGAACATCCCAATACAAGCGGTTACAAGCACCACCACCATACTCATACCACCAAGCATCAAACTTGACTGAAACATCAGCGATCATAGGCACAACAGCCGAACCACCCGAACAGCCCTTTAGCCACCAATTTTCTATAACAGGCACATTATCAAAAGACATGTAGAAACCATCATCCGCCCAAGACTGAAACAAAACATTCGCAGAAACAGGAGAAGTCAGATAACCCGAATAATGGATAAGCACAAAGTCAGCTTGGCAGTCAGCAACAACATCGCCACCGACATCAAAGTTTATGTCTGCAACAGAAGTTACAGCAGAATTACATAGCTCGTAAGGTTGCATTTCAGGCAAAGCACCTTCAGCAAAAGTATAGACATCAACTTTTAAACCATTAAGGTCAGCTTGAGCGACAGTCAAAGGCCAAAAGATAAAAGTCAAAATAAAGAAAACAGTAACAAGAAACTTAGATTTCATTATTAGTCTTTAGGCTCAGGCTTTACATTCTTCAACTGAACAGACTGCTGGAAAGCAGCGTTAATCTCATTCTGCGACAACTTACCATCTTCAAGGAAAGCCAAAGACAGTTTCTCAATCA